TCCCAAGTGGCTTCCAGAACATGCTATAGGATGCCCTCTGTTGTTACCCATGTTCGTTAACACAGGAGTTGATGGGGATACGTATCCTTTCCACATCACATCCAGGAATGCATCATACCAGTTTAAGTAACCATAGTTAACTGGGATTTGCACTGCTGTGAGCTCCTCTGCACGCTTAGCTATTCTAATGTACATATCAATAGGTTTTTCCCCTACGTTCAAGTAATGCTTCTCTGTTAGCATCTGTAATCCAGATGTAGATAACCAGTTAGGAGCTAAGTTCTCACGTTGCAATTGTTTACGTTCATGTGATAAACGTTCGTATTTAGTCATTGCCATTATTTCTCCTTCTTTATAAGAGGTAGTCGTGACAGGTTTTCTGTCTTCCAACTACGTCTATAGCTGTTAGTTCCAGATATGAAGAAGTCGTGGATCTTGATAGACTTAGCACCTTTATAGAACCAGTCTGCTATAGGGTTATTTGTTATACCATACATAGTTGGCAGTTGCAGCATGGTAAGTACCTCATCTACTCGTGACCTAACAAATGCCTTAAGCTGCGCAGGTGTTATGTCGTTTATAGACTTAATATCCTTATAAACATAGTCAACAATAGCATCCTCGTGAGAGATTATCTCTCGCATTACGGTATGCACATCATCTGTATGTTGTTGTATGTCTATATGAAGTCCAGCTACTTTTGCCTCGTTGAGGTATGTGTTATGCAAAGATGCAGCTAGCATCCCATGAAGTACTTCATCGTTTTTGACAAAGTCTACACCAACTATAGTATTAGTTATTAAGTTATTACCATTGGCTTGAAATGATTTTAGCATAGCGAAGTTGCCAAATAATAATACTTGTTCAATACCTGATACTGTTGCAAGCGCTAATAACTTGTTACTGCTGAGATTGCTAGTTATACGTTTAATCATTTGTAGCTTATCACGTATAACTATGATTTCTTTTTGGTTTTGAGCTGTATCCTCTGGGTCGATATTCATCTCATCAGACATTTTCTGATAGAATGGTGCATGTACTGCTTTCTCTACGGCTGCTATCTGTGAGGCTACGCCATCAATTTCTGAATGTGGAAACCATGAAGCAATTTCTGCCCATGTGTCTCCAACTTGCTGCTCAGTAATAACAAATGAGTCTAGTGTAATACTCGCTAAGGCAAATTGCTCTGGAAGCATTCTCTGCCTAAAGTCGTTTACATCTTTCTCTACTGGTATTTCCTCAGCAGTCCACAAAATGTCTTGTTGTAGTTTGCGTATCTCTTCAGCTACCGGATATAGAATGCGTCCAAATAACGGGTTTTCTGTTTCTATAGGTAGTTTAATGCTCATGCTACTCCTCTAATGGTTTGTAATGAGTTGCAAATCGTGTCATCGGTGTAGCAGTCACTTGTTTAGTACATTGGTACAGTGCACTACCCTTAATTTCGTTAGACATGTTAGTTGCCTGCAATTAATGCTTTCAATGGTGAGGATACACCAAACTTAACAACTGATTTAGCTGGTGATGTGTATGGTACACCATTTACTTCACCTGCTCTAGCTGCTTGAGTTGTAACGTAAAATTCACCAAAGTCCTGCCCTAAAGCTACAGCATTGCCTGCTAATAGCTCACGTTTAATGGTGCTTTTGATATGCTCCAGGATACGACCTGCTTCTGCTTTTGAGGAAATAGTTTCATATAAACTAATCTCTTCTACTAATTGTATTTTTGTAAATTTTGCCATATTGTGACCTTTATGTTAATTTGTGCTGTTGGATCATAGTAGCGGTTAAGCTACTAAAACTATTGGTTACTACTAGGTCTTCCGAACCCTTTGCGAGCTGCTGCGCCTCCAGAAAAACCTGCTGCTTTAGCTGCCCCACCATTTACTGCTGGAGTTGTTGCACCAGACTTCTGGGCTTCTTTCCAAGCTGCAACTGCTTCTGCATCCGTTTCTTTATAGATTACGGTAGATGCATACTTCTCAGTATCGCTAGCGAACCTAACTCCAACTGGTGTTTCATCGACAATCTCTGTAGATGATGCATTGTCAGATGGTCTGTAGAAACGTTTAACAGCAACACGCTCTTTGATTTGCTCTTCATATACTTCATACATGTATTGTACGAATACAGTGACATCAATATCAGTAAATTCTGGTATAACCATAAGCGTTTTAGTTGAGTTCTTAAATACCATTTCATACTCTTCAAGTTCGTTCTGTGCAATGCTGTATGACTCAAGATCTTCGATAATACCTAAGCTATCAAGTTGATTAAATCCGTATGCGTCTTTACCTGATTTGTCTTTGAGTAAGTTACTATAAGACATACCGTTTGTGAAAAAGTAGTTAGCGAACATTGCACCTGAGTCTTTATACTCGACTTCTACACATTTTAAGTGTGTATTGTATATGCCAGATGTAGTGATAAAATTACCACCTTCGTCACTTTTTGCTACTGCCGTTCTGTTTATAACTCTTGCCATTGTTAATTGGCTCCTTATTTGTTAGTGGCTAATGCCAAATGTGTTGAAGAATCCAGGCTTATAGCTTGAATTCAAATTCTTCTACTTCGGAATGTTTTGATTTAATCAAGTCGATGTAATCTTGTAGATTAAAATCCCCGTCTTTTGCTGTTTCACCATCTAGTGTAATTGGCATTGATTCAGGCACTTCTTCTATACTCAGAACACATCGTGCGGCTTTGTTAGAATCACGAAGAATAGCAACTCTTTTCTTGGCTTTAACTTCTACGAATACGCTGAAATCCACGACACTGAGAAAACCTCCGAGTTTGCCAAATTTACCCGAGTCTACTAAAGAGTATCTAGCTGTTTTCTCATCAAAGATTGAGTGTGAAATAATTACTAATGAGATACCATTGCTAACAATGTCTTCAAGGTAGTCAGTGAATAGCTTAATTTCACGATCCAATGCTGTGTATACTTTGAAGTTATCTCCATTAAATTTTACATTCAATGCATTGTATGCACTAGTGAATACACGTGATACTGAATCTATCGCGATAGTATCTGGGTACTGTCCTGTTTTAGCTTTATAAGCTTCTGCTGCTGCGTTACATGTGTCAATGAATGATCCCATGTCAACAAATTCGTTTATATTAATGTGTGGTATCTTTAGTGCGAAACGCTTACCATCATGTGATATAACGAATCCGTTAATCAGCGTGCTTAGTAGCTTAGTTTTACCTGAGTTAGGCTAAGCCTGATAACAGTACTTTAGCTGACATGAGGCACCTCCATGCTTGTGGTATATTGTATTTTCATAGTTATTTATCCTTATGAATTCTTATGTACGTGCAGGGTCTGCATAAAGAGTCAGAGGACATGCCGTCTACACGTCTTTCTACCACTACCCCACATTCACAATAGAAACTGCATTTAGTTTTATTTTTTTTTTATCTCTATATGTTTTAATAAACCTAGCACCTAATAGGTGCATCAGCTTATTATCAGTTTCTATTTTGTTTAGTGCTACTAATGCATCACCACCTGCTTTAAATACATGTTTACACCTATCTTGCATATCTGCGTGTGATATATGATCCTTTTGTGTACACCATTCTAAATTAGAGTAATGGTTGTTACTTGGATTATTATCTATATGGTTAACTACTTGGTAGTTTTCTATATTTTTTTTTATAAATGTTTGTGCAACTAGCCTATGTACTTGAAAGCGTTTTACTTCTCCATCTTTAGATAACGTTACTCGCTTATAGCTACCTAGCATGTTTTCTTGTTTAAGAATTCTATTAGGTTTTCCATCAGATGGTGTTGAGTACACGTTTCCAGCTTCACTTATTGCATACTTACCTTCGTACCCCCGTAATGTTCGTGTATATTATGGGAAGACTTAGTAATTACTTATAAGTGAAAATTTTGTATTGGTCTTACAAATAGCGGGTACTACATGCCAAGTTATTATTCCATCTTCATCCCCATTCCACGAACTAGTAGCTCTTTCTGCTTGTGCCGCTTGATGTGCTGTACATCCAGAATACCATCCACATTATAGCCTAAAGTCCTGAGCAAGGACACTACGTAGCTCTGGCTGTTCTTGCCATAGCCGTATAGAACGTGATATAACTGATAACATGCCTTCTATGTAGTTATAGTCCTGCTCAGTAATAGATTCAGTAAGTACACGTACTTCAGTTGGGTATTGCTTAACAACTCCATACTTCTTCGTCTTCTCGTTAAACTTGCCTACTCTACCTACATTGTTTCGTGTAACGTAGATAATACGAATACGATCAGCATGGATACCACGTTTACTGTATAGGTATGCATATGTTAATAGTTGCAATCTATGCTTATATTCAATTCTGTCTGGAAGAGATGTAGCAGATGTTGTCTTGTAGTCAGTGATCGTACATTGATCGTAGGTACCAGTTAGATCAGTAGAAACTGCCCCATCTGTGTATGTAACACCAGGGACGATTATGCCATCATTAGACCCACCAACATAGATTGCTCCGTGAGATGGTGTTGCTGGGATGAGCTCTTCCATGAGGAACTCCTCAACGAATGAAGGGCGATTATGTAGTAAATAGTCATTGATTAGCTTAGTTCCCATAGTTGGGTAGTGCTCACGAATAATAGATCCGTCTACTTCCGTATTGATACCACACTGCTTATCAATGTAGTCCTCCATTTGCTCGCCATTTACTGTACCGAATCGTACGAATGATTCAGCAAAACCATGCACTACAGTTCCGAGGACACTCGCTGTAGAACCAGTAAAACTCTTCTCTCCTAGCATTAGTTCACGCCAGAATTCATTGGTGTTGGTGATGTACTTTGCAATTGATGAAGCAGAGATACGTATATCTCCTGGATTCATTAAGTTCTTGCCATCATAGTACTCAAGATCGATTTGGTTGGTTGTACTCATTGTGAGCTCCTTTTATAGTCTAGTGGGTGAGTTAGTGTGAAATAACTACATGTATTACATGTGCTACGTATGTGTTCGTGCTCTACCACATGGTTCGTGTATGGTGGAAACCCTTTTGCCGCATACGTCGATGTTTTTTAGGAATTCAGACATATTGGAAGTAGTTACGTCGCTGGTAAGTGCTCCTGCTCTAACAAATTCTTTATTTATGTAGGCACTTCCACATTTAAGGTATTTATTCATGTTTATCCTTATTTATGTACTAAGTACTTTTTGTGTATTTTGTACCCCATACTATTGCATTTATTGCGTATAGCTGAGATGGTTGTCCCCTCTGGCAGTTTGTCTGTAAGACGTTTAAGCGAATTGCGATATGTACCATGAGGTGAAGTAGCGCAGTCAGTGATTAGCTGTTCATGTGCTGTTGTCCATTTCATTCGGACTGAAGATGGCAATGGGGGTGGAGTAGGTTGATTGACTACAGTATGCGGAGTAAATGGGGTTGATTTATTTCTGTTTAATGCTGATATTCCATCCAGTGGTGGAGACGAGGCAGCATGTGTGTATCTACTAATACCAAAATTCATTGATTCTACTTTACTTTTATGTAAGTCGTCCCGTTCGGATGGTGTGCGCTCAGGTAAGGACATACTGAGCTGTTCTGGTAAGCTAGCGGTTAATTTACGAAGTTCAATTAGAATTTCGTTTAGTAGTAACTCAAGTTGGTACATTTGTTTTTATCCTGATAATATAGTTTATTGACTTCTTGCTTTGTAGCAAGTCTATAGTCATGCTTTAATGAATCGTATAACCACTTGCTGAAAACTATCATTAAATCTGTACCACCATGTCGTATAATGATTGCGGGAAAGTTACGTTCGTCCTCATACCATTTTTTCACTATAGGAGTGAGGTTAAATCTAGCGCTATAGTGGTTTGTTAGTCTACCGACAGATTGACAAGTACCATTGGCACTCCATCTATATGTATGTTTATGGTTATTTTGTGTTTTAACTATACCATATACCCATGCACTATTAGCAAACTTAAATTCACAGTCAAATTCTGGTTTGCTGAATTCATAGTGTGCTCCATCTTCTGCTGTTATTGATAAAGCGGTAGATGGCATATAAAGCGGTTCTTTAAGCCTATAAGTAAGTTCTTCCGAATATGTTTCAAAGAAAGTAATTTTTAAATCAAACCAATATCCTCGCAGAGGTTTATATTCAACTTCTACATCAGGATTAGCTATAACTGCATCAGCTATAATAGAGTGTTCTTTTAGGATTAGTTTATAATTCTTTGCCTTCATTCTAAATATAGGATTTGGTATTTTATATGGAAATTTAAGTGCTATACAATAGCAGTCATACCTACCAGTAGCATATTTCTCTTTCAGCTCAGCTATCTCGTCATGTGGAACTTCTTTAGTAGAACTTAGTTTTCCATCTACTAAATAGAGAGATTTTATGGTTTTTAAACCCATATCCCCAACTCTTCTTCCCCATATATAATTATCCCAATCAGTATCAGCTGAAAAATCAGAGCTATAATCATATAAATCAGCAATAAGCAAATTATAAGCCTCTTGAGACGCTTCTATATAGTAGCCGTTCCATCTACCGTCATACGTTGTAGATTTGTTACTCATTTGTTTCTCCAAATATAGATTTATCATGATAATATGCAATAGCGACTGCTTCTGCAAGGCCATCCTCTGCCGAGATAAACGTAAACTGATTAGGCGTTAGATTGCAGTTAGTTAGTAAGTTCTGTGTGAAGTTAATAGCTACCTGCTTATCGCGTCCTAAGTCAAGCGCCCTCTTCCATACGTGTGGTGGTACTTGTGTAATAGGAATATTTGTTAATTCAGCAATAGCTAATAGCTTGCCGAAGTTTCGGTTAGTTGACGCAGTCGAGGCAGCTGAATTACCAAAACTCATAGCAGGGGACTCTATAATTATATGTGCTTCAATGCTAGCAAGTGCGTCTTCTATGATGAAATCAACTATAGCATTACAATCTAATTCCTTGTGCGTCTTAGCTGGTGTTTTGATAATTAACT